ACAGAATCTTCGTTAACAAATTTATGGAAATGGTAGCTTAATGACTGATAATTATAATAACACAAAATATTGGACTTCATCAGATTATATTGATGAACCATATACTTTAGCCGCACATATAAAAAAATCTACTACGAGAAATAATACTAAAAAGTTAGAATATATTTGGGAAATCAATAAACTAGACTGCAATCAACCATTAAACTATTTCTTTGCTATTGAAAACAAAATTTTAAAATTTGGACAAAGTAATAGAGACGCTATTGGTAGATTAAATAGATATAAACATCAGCACCCTGATGAGTATATGACTTTAATATTTGATGAGTTATATAAAGGTAAAAATCCAAGATTATATATTAGATTAGCTGAAGGTAAAATGGTTGATTTTTCAACTGGTAAAGAAATGTGTTATCAAAATACTGCTGATTTAGAAGCAAGGCATATTATTAGATATGAAGAAGCTATTGGAATAAAACCTATGGCAAATAGTAAAATAGGATAAAAAATGACGGGATTTGAAGCATATAGAATATATAATGCAATAAGATTACATTTTAATACAGATTATAATGCAATCAAATATCATTTTAAGACTAATGTTAGTCCAAGCTCTTTTGAGATAAAGAAAGAGAGATACTTTTTCGAAAAGTTGGCTCGAACATATCCCAATCTTAACGACT